GTACTTCGCCATCGAAACCAAGGCGGGGAACAAGCAGCCCACCCCACGGCAGGAAATTACAATCAACCAGATTCGACTCGCTGGTGGATTGGCGTTTGTCGTTAACGAGTCGGAGGGAATGAACGAGCTACGCGAGTGGCTTACACGTTAGCGGATAACAGGAGATACTAGATGTTTACAGTTTATGATGACGGGTTCAAGCCTATAGCGGATTTGCTACGTAGCCAGTCTAAGATTGACGGGTGTAAGGGAGATTTTTCATCGCTAATCCCGAAACACGCAGAGAATTTTGTACTGTCTCCAGAGATGGCACTATCTGTTGAGGATTTGGCCCGCAAATTTAACAGCAGCCTAGATATTGCGGGATACCGACTTCCATACGCAAGCGTAGTCGTTGAGCTTCCGATTACACAAGAAGTCCTCCAGTTGCGTGGAGGCGTAAGACAAGGGATGGCACCAGTAGCTCGGGTTGCGGCGCTCATTACCCAAGATGGAGGGCCAGAGCCGGAAAACCTGCGCACGACGTTTACTCCGTTTTGGCAGTTTGCGGATGGCACTATGGGGTTAGCGGCTAACACTTTTTACTTCGGAGGTTGGGGGAAACTTCCGTTTGCCCAAACCGTAAGATGTCACGGGGCGGATAAAAATGTTGAGCTATATACGGTAGATGCTGGACCTTCCCTTCTATTTATGCACGCTATGTACGCCGCTGGGGCTAAACCATCCCCGGCCCAGTTGCAGGAACTGGGCCGTAAGTTGTTTTACAACCAACACTACGTCCGTCAAGGCGTAGAAGAAATAACCGCCCTGTTATTTGCTTGGTTATCAATCCTCGACTGTAAGTCCGGCGTTCGACGTACACGCGCAGAAGCCGTAACATCAAAGCAGGGGATTGTAGCTGGAAAACTCGGAAAACGTATGAGCGCCAAAAGGAACACCTCAGCATACACAACCATATCGCTGCTACATTCTGAAGTAGAGGTTGGCGGAAAGATAAAGCGAAACGAAGAGTTGTCTGCCCACACAGTCAGGGGGCACTTTAAGAAACGGGCAACCGGTACTTTCTGGTGGCACCCGTTTATACGCGGTACAGGTGTTCCGCGTTGTCGCAAAGCATACATTGTTAAACCATAGGAGAAGCAAATGCCAAGCAGTAAAAACTACAAACGTGATTACAAGCAAGAGTGGGCCACAGCCAAGTCCCGTGGCGAAGACACTGACAACGCGATGCGCCACCGTGCGCGTTATGCGATGGAGAAAGAAGGCAAGGTCAGCCGCAACGATGGCAAGGACGTCGGCCACGTCACTGCTGTTAAGCGCGGCGGTACTAACGCGCCGTCTAACCTCAAGGTTCAAAGCCAGTCCGAGAACCGCAGTTTCGCCCGCAACAAGGACGGTTCCATGAAGTCCGAGATCAGCAGGAAGGAGAAGAAATGACCATCCTCGACACCGCCAAGGACGTAATCTACGGCGACCGCGAGAAAACCTACGGTGATCCCGGCAAGAACCTGCGCGTGGTGGCTGACTTCTGGGAAAACTACCTGTCGGCTCGTGGCTACTGGAACAACGACGCTTCCGGGTTGACCGCAGAGGATGTTTGCCACATGATGTCCCTCCTCAAGATTGCTCGGTTAGCCAACACGCCGAACCACACCGATTCACTTGTAGACCTGTGCGGCTACGCCGCACTTGTTGAAAGGGTAAACAACCATGCTCGTAGTACAGTCGAGGAAGCAGTTAGTCCTCAATCTGCGTGAGCCTGAGCGCGTAACCACCATCATCCCCACTGCCAAGGTGTTCCAGTTCAAGGGCCAGCCGCTGGTGGCTGTCCCGCACCGTCTTGACGAGGTGCGCGTACTCAAGAATCTTGGCTTCGAGCCGCCTTCGCCGATCAGTTCGTACTATGGCTGGCCGGGGATGTTCCGTCCGTTCCAGCACCAGCGCACTACTGCTGAGTTTCTTACCGAGAACCCTCGGTCGTTCTGTCTTAACGGGATGGGCAGTAGTAAAACGCTGTCTGTCCTGTGGGCCTACGACTACCTGCGGTCCATCGGTCGGGTTCGCAAGATGTTGGTGATCAGTCCGCTGTCTACGCTGGAACGTACGTGGGGTGACGAAATCTTCAAGCACTTCCCGCATCTGAACTTCGCTGTTGTTCACGGCAACGCCGAGAAGCGCCTGCGGCTTATCGACAACGACGACTTCGATATCTACATCATCAACCACGACGGCATCAAGCCAACACGCACATTGGAGGCCATCCAGCTGCGCAACGACATCGACGTGGTCACTGTGGACGAAATCGCCAGCTTCCGCAACGCAACAACAGATCGCTGGAAGTGCCTCAAGACCTTGGTCGCCAAGCGTGAGTTTGTCTGGGGTCTGACTGGCACACCGACGCCAAACGAACCGACAGATTCTTGGGCGCAGATCAGACTGATTAACCCCGGTGCCGTGCCGAGTTATTTCGGTTCGTTCCGCGACCACCTCATGCGTAAGGTGACGCAGTTCAAGTGGGTGCCGCGAGATGGGGCGATGGACTTGGTGTATGAGGCCATGCAGCCCGCCATCCGGTTCAGCCGCGAGGATTGTATCGACCTGCCACCAACGCTGTACCAGACCCACCAAGTCGACATGTCGCCAGAGCAGCGCCGGATGTACAAGGCCATGCTTGACAAGCTGCACGCCGAACTGGAGTCGGGGCAGATCACCGCAGCAAACGAGACGGTCAAGCTCAACAAACTGGTGCAGATCGCGTGCGGCGTAGCCTACAGCAACGACGGTGAAGCCATCGCCATCCCAGCGCCAGCCAGACTGGAACTGGTCAAGGACATCATCGAAGAAGCCGGGGCCAAAGTTATCGTGTTTGTCCCGCTGACCGGTGTTCTGGAGCATCTGGAACGCGAGTTGTCCAAGCACTTCACGGTGGCAGTCATCAACGGTGCCGTGCCTAAGTCTAAGCGTGACGAGGTATTCCGTGCGTTCCAGCAGGACAAGAACCCGAGAGTGCTTATCGCCCAGCCTGCGGCCATGAGTCACGGCCTGACGCTGACAGCGGCCAACACGATTGTCTGGTACTCCGCGATCACCAGTGCGGAAATCTACCAGCAGGCTAACGCCCGCATCGTTCGTCCGGGCCAGAAGCTGAACACCCTCATTGCCCACGTCGAAGGGTCACCCGTTGAGCGGGCGCTGTTCGACAGGCTCCAGCACCGGGGCAAGATGCAGGGGATTTTGCTGGATATGTTCAAGCAGTAATCTGTCTATTTGACAGCTAACGGTGTTAGTGTTAACATATTAACACTTCGATAAAGAAGTGCTTACAACAGGAGATACAAAATGGCATTCGATGCTGACAAAATCGTCGCCCGATACATCGCAATCCGCGACAAGATCGACGCACTCAAGAAGGAACACGCCGAGCAACTGCGCCCCTACCAAGAGGCACTTGAGAAGCTGGATGGTGTGTTCATGGACAAGTTCAACGCCGATGGCGTTAAGTCCCTGCGCACTAACTCTGGCACCGCGTACACCGAGAACGTCGTGTCTGTGACCGTTGCTGACTGGCCTACGTTTTTCAAGTATATTCAGCAAAATCAGCTTTGGGATTTGCTCGGGCACTACGCGTCAAAGACTAACGTGAAAGCGTTCCGCGAAGAACGCGACGACCTCCCGCCGGGTATTAACTGGAAGGAAGTTGCCACCGTTAAAGTCCGCCGCGCATCTTAGGAGATACACATGCAAAAACTCACCGACGGGCAGTCTCTGATTGCCGACATTACCACCGAAGCCGCTAACGCGTGGGCACGCACCATGCAGGAGTCGTGGAAGTCGTACAACTCGGAAACATCCAAGGCCGTTATCGTTACGGCCCTCGCCAAAACTATCAAGTCCATCGCCACCACGGCTCAGCTTCGCGCTACCGCCACCCAAATCATCAACGAGGAGTAATACAAATGTCCGCAATCATTCCGTTCAGCTCTGAAAAGGCTCTCGCTGTTGCCTCCCGCTTCGCCAAGTTCGCCCACATCAACGACGAAGTTGTTTCGTCCCGTGGCGAGTACCCGGTTATCTCCATCAAGGGCGGCAAGTTCACCATCGTCCGCGACGGCAACCGCCAAGTCCTGACCAAGCCGGATGACGAAGATGAAGTCGCGCAGTACATCCAAGCCGTTATCGTCCGCGCCAACACCCACGCCCGCCAGTTCTACGAAGTTGCTTACGTCGAAGGCGAGTCCGAGGGTAACAA